AAACAGTCAGGTTGTTGCTACTTTTGGTTCAAACACCAGTTTTTCTTCTTCTGGAACAATATCTGCACCAAATAATGAAGCTATAATAAAATTTACATTAGGAACTTTAGCAACTTATCCTGGTGAATTTACAACAAACAAAGGATTTTTATCAGAACCAGACTTTAGATTACCAGATGATTTGCTTTATCAGCCGTTTGCTTACCAGACAGTCTCTGGTCTTGATATAAATAACTTTAAAGATGTAGTTTTACAGTTAATTCATCCAGCTGGACAAAGACTGTTTAACAATAGGTTATTAGAAGGTACAATAGATGTAAGTGCTAATGTTTCAGTATTTAATAGAGGTAAACTATTCTTAGAACTTGAAGATAGCTTTAGTATTATTGATAATCCGTTTGGATTTACAGTTGCTAAAGAATTTTCTGATAGTCCTACTGTTGGTTCCTCTGGAACAATATCTGCACCAAATGTACAGAATTACTTTGCAGTAGATAGTGGTACAAGTAGATACTTAGAAAGTGCAGATCCAAAATCTGCTAATAGTTATATATCTGGTACACTTATAGAAATTACTTAAATTTAATTAATTAAAAAAATTAAGGATTAAAATGAACGATAGCTTTAATGTAGCGGGTAAATTAAAACTCGAACTAAAAGACAGTTCAGGCAATATTGTCGATAATAGAGAAGTTCCTAATTTAGTAGTAGCTTCCGGCAAAGAACATATAGCCTCACGTGTTGCTAGAATTGTTGGTCCAAGTGGAACATTCAGCGCCAATCTCGAAGCCAATGGCAATATTTCAGCTGTAATGAATTGTATGGCCTTAGGGGGAGATAGTACTGCTGTAGTGGTTGGTGATGATGAATTGAAAAAAGAGATGGGAAGACAAGGATTTTCTTCTACAACTAGAACTACAAGTGCAATTAGTTATATTTCAGTATTTGGACCAGGACTTGCAACTGGAACCATAAAAGAAGCTGGAGTATTTAATCAAAATGTTGCAAACTTTGGTAATATGTTATGTAGAACTACTTTTTCAGATCTAACTAAGGGAGGTTCTGATTCATTAACAGTAACATGGGTCATAACAATTTTATAATATGTCTTTTTTACTTAAAGATGTCATACACAAGACTATAGCTGATTCTATATTCAATGAGATATTTTCAGGTAGGTCAAATTTTTACTTTTACACAGGTAAAGTATCTGAGTACCCTGACGAATCGGTGCCCCCTGCTCCAGATGATACTCAATTTGGTGCAACTGATACAAGAAATAGAATTATTAATGTTAAAAAATTAACCACTAATGATCTTTCTTTTGTTGTTGCAAGAAAAAATTGGGAGTCAGGAACTATATATGATCAATTTGATGGAAACTATTCAGTTAGTAATCCAGCGACATCAGGTGCTACTAGTTTAAAATCTTCAAATTTTTACGTTTTAACATCTAATTTCCAAGTATATAAATGTATATCAAATAATGGTGGTGCTGAGGCTGGATCTACCGTAGAACCTACTTCTACTGACCTTGCTCCATTTTCATTAGCAGATGGGTATAAGTGGAAGTTTATGTATACAATTCCACTTTCGTTAAGAACAAGATTCTTAACTGATGATTTTATGCCAGTGCAAAAAGATATTTTAAATCCTTACTACAACAACGGTGAAATTGATAATGTTATTATTAATAACAAAGGTCAAAATTATGATGGCAATGCAGTAGTTAGTTTATCATTTGCTTCACCTGGTAATGTAACTTTTGGTTTTAGAGGCTCTCCTGGGTCAGATGGAAACGTAACTCCAGTTATCAAACCTGTATTAGATGGTTCAGGATCTTTTGTTAAAGTTATTATAGAAAATGCTGGTAATAATATAAAGTCAGCTAATATTGCTGTAGTTGATTTAGATAATACAGGTAGTAATTTATTTGCAAATGTAAAAGTTGGTAACACTTTATTTGTTTCAAATACAGGTGGATCGACTGGTAATGCTATTTTACTTCCTGTACTACAAAACGGTATACTTAAAGAAGTTGTTGTAGCTGATCCTGGAATAGGTTATAGTTCAAATATCAGAACATTTATTACCGTACAAGGTGATGGTTCTAATGCAGCTTTTCAACCTTTTATCAATGCTTCTGGAGAAATAGAAGATGTAATAATTACTTCAAGAGGTGAAGGTTTTACCAATGCAGAATTGAATGTAGTTGGTGCAGGAACAGGAGCTGATCTTTCAGTGAGTTTTGAGGATGGTGATTTAGATACTTCCCAAAGTCTTGTAGAGCTTTCTGCTGTACCTGGAGCAATATATAATCTTATAATTAATGCTACTGGTACTAATTTTCAAAACACTTCAAATGCAGCAATTTCTATAATTGGTGATGGTACAGGGTTTGATGCTTCTATAACTTTGACAGCTCAAACTAATTCAATTAGCAGTGTTACAATTAATAATGCTGGTTCTGGATTTACATATGCTAATGTACAAATAACTGGATCAGGCTCCAACGCAGGTACAGGAGGAGCCAATATAACAGCTATATTACCTCCAGAGAATGGTCATGGATTTGATGCTGTAGCTGAGCTTTTTGCTGATACTCTTATGTTCTTTTCAACCATAAATAATGAAGAAATACATAATATAATTATTGATAATGACTTTAGACAATTTGGTTTACTTAAAGATATAGAAATATTTGGTGAAGCAAGAGCGTTTGCAAATTCACTAGGAACACCTACGTTTTTAGCAACTTTTGATACTTTAAGTGATGGAGGATCTGAAATTGCTAAAGATGCTGTTTTAGAATTAGCTTCAGACACAAGTAGAAAATTTGAAGTTGTTGACACTGTCACAGCAAATACACAAATGTTATTAACCAGTTTAAACAATCACACATTAGTTGGAACGGATGTTTTAAAAAGTGATGCAGGTACAAGTTTTACCGTTACAACTGTAAATCAAAATCCTACTATAAATAAATTTAGTGGTGATTTAGTTTTTATTGATAATAGAACACAAGTATCATTCACAGAAGACCAATTAGTATCTTTCAGAACAATTTTAACTGTATAAAATATGCCTACTATCTTTCCTACTTCGCCTCATTTTGATGATTATGACGAATCTAAACAATTTGTTAGAATTTTATTTAGACCTGGACGTGCTGTTCAGGCTAGAGAATTAACTCAGCTTCAAACAATTATACAAGCCCAAGTTGAAAGATTTGGAAAAGGAATATACAAAGACGGCTCTTTTGTTTCACCTCCGAGTGAAACTTTAGATGAACGATTCTCGTTTGTAAAATTACTTGATAGTTTTAATAGTATTACTACAGATTCAGTTATAACTGGTCTTGTAGGCCAAACTGTTATAGGTCAAACATCAGCAGTAAAAGCTATAGTAATAGATGTTGCTACTACAACTGCAGACGGTGATCCTCCTACTCTCTTTGTAAAATATACAGATGGTGGTATAAACAATCAAGAAACATTTAGTGATAATGAAGAAATAAAAAATGCTGGTTTATCAGTAACTGTTAAAAGTACTGCCTCTGAATCAACAGGATTTGGTACAGCTTTTTCTATTGGACAAAGTACTGTATTTGCAAAAGGTAATTTCTTATTTGTTCCACAGCAAACTCATATTGTTGAAAAATATTCGAGTGTCCAAAATAAATTAATTGGATTTACTGTTTCTGAAAGTATTATAGATTCAAATGATGATAGTTCATTACTTGATCCAGCAACAGGAACATTTAACTTCTTTGCACCAGGTGCAGATAGGTATAAAGCTAATTTAACATTATCAAGTAGAGCATTAGAGTTTGCTTCAAATACTGATACTAATTTTATAGAAATTATTAGAATAGAAGATGGTATAGCAGTATCTAAAAACATAGATCCAAGATTTAGTGTATTAGGTGATACATTAGCAAGAAGAACATTTGAAGAATCTGGCAATTATGTTGTCGATCCTTTTTCAATGGAGTTAAGAGAACATTATAAAATAACCTCAACAGGAAGAAAAAATAATGTTGCAGCTGTTGTTAATACTGGAGTATTTAATTTAGCAAATGGTGGTGATAATGCCAAGTTTGTTTCAGTGATTACACCTGGACAATCATATGTTAAAGGATATGAAGTTGACAATGTTGGCACAAGATATTTAACCATAGATAAAGCAAGAGATTTTGCTAATGTTACAAATGGTGTAGTTGCAAGTCAAATATCAAGTTTTATTGATATACAAGAATCAAATTCAATTCCAGATACAGCTGTAATAGAAAACTTAATACTAAGAGATCAATACAAATCAAGTAATGCTGGTCAAAACGGTGCAATAGTTGGTACAGCTAAATCAAGAGGATTTTTATACAAATCTGGTAATGTATCAAACGCTATAGGTAATCCTTTAGGGGATGGCAAGTTTAAATTATATTTATTTGATGTACAAATGAATAGTGGTAAATCATTTGACAGAGATGTAAAACATATAGTATCAGATACTTTTGAATTTGCTGCAAACATTACACCTGTTTTAACTAATATAACAGGAGCTGTTACTTATAATGCTGCTTCATCAACAGTTAGAGGTAGTGGAACAAGATTTCAAACCGAATTAAAAGTAGGTGATTTATTTTCAGTATCCAATGCAACAGTTACAGAAAGATATCAAGTTGCAACAATTGTAGATGATGTTACGTTAACCACTACAGCTGCACCACATATTAACTTACAATTATCTGGTTTCTTTACGTATGCTACAGCACAATTAAATACAGCTAATATTGGTGATTCAGATAAGGATACTTTAGTTGTTAAGTTCCCACAAGATGTAATTAAAGCAGTTGATCCAGCCAACACTAAAACAACATATACTGTTAAAAGACAAGTAACTCAATCGTTATCATCAGGAGCAGCTACTATTACGGCTGGTACAAATGAAACATTCTCACCTTTTTCTGCTGATAACTATACAGCTGTAATTACATCAGGAGCAAGAAAAGGTCAATATATTAACATTCAAAGTGGTGATATAGCATTTAATGGCGCATTTACTGAAGTAACTTTTGATTTTAGTGGAACCCCTGGTGAAAATTTAACTAATGAAACTATGGAGTTTATAGTTACTGTTAATAAGATAACAAGTGCTGCATTAAGAAAAACTAAAACATTAGTTGAAAATGCAACTATAGATTTTTCACAAAACGCTAATGCATTAGTTTCAGTTATTTCATTAGGAAAAGCTGATGGGTTTAGATTAAAATCAGTTAAAATGGCAAATGTTGAAACACAATTTGGAATGCCATATACAACTGATAGAGAATCTAATATTACTTCGAGATATACTTTTGACACAGGTCAAAAGGCTACATTTTATGATACTGCTAAAATTAGATTAAAACCAACAGCTGGTTTACCAGAAAGACCAATAAGGGTTACCTTTGATCACTTTACACATGGTTCTGGAGATTTTTGTTCAGTAGGATCATATGCTAATTATGAAACAATACCAGAAGTATTTTTAAATGGAGAATTATTTCCATTGAGAGATTGTTTAGACTTTAGACCAGTTATTAATGATGCTGGAACAGGCTTTAGTGGAACAGGATCCCAAGTACCAGAATTTTTAGATCCAGGTGTTAATTTCAAAACTGATTATCAGTTCCATTTACCAAAAATTAATTCAATTGGTTTAGATGAAAATGGAAACTACTTTGTTGTAAATGGTAAGAGTGAACTTAATCCAAGAGAACCTAATTTTCCATCAGATCTTCTAAAACTATATGTATTGAAACAAAAACCATTTGTGTTTAATCTAAATGATGATATAGAAATTAAAAAAGTTGAAAATAAAAGATTTACCATGAAGGATATTGGTAAAATTGAGAATAGAGTTAAAACATTAGAATTCTATACTTCATTGAATCTTTTAGAAAGAGATGCTCAACAAGAACAAATCCAAGATGAATTAGGTTTTGAAAGATTCAAAAATGGGTTTGTAGTTGATTCCTTTACAGGTCACGGTGTTGGTGATTCATTAGATAACCCTGACTATGCTTGTTCTGTTAACTTTACAAAGAAAGAAGCATCTCCTTTAATAAAAAGTAAATTTATAAACTTAAAAGAAAAATCAACTTCTACTGCTCAACGTGAATCTAATAATTATACAATAACAAATGAAGTAATATCATTACCATATACACATGAAGTTTTAGTTCAAAATCCATTTTCAAGTAAAGTACAAAATTTAAATCCATTTAATATTAATGTATTCCAAGGATTTATGACATTAGGACCTCCAGGAGATTTGTGGTTTGATGACAGAAGAGTGCCTGATGTTGAGGTTGATAGAACAGGAACATTTGATTCTTTGTCATCACAATCTCTTATAAAGAAAAATGGAGAGAATATATTTGGTTCTATTAATGACATAGAACAACTTAGAAATGGTATTCCACAAGATACAGATGAACTACCAGACAACTTAAAAGGTATTTCTGATTTGATAGGATCAGTATCACCTGCCACATCTTCAGTAAAATTACAAGGTAATGATGTTGTAAAAAATATTACAGTCGTACCTAAAATGAGAGATGTAAGTATTAGATTTGTTGTTGATGGTATGAGACCTAACACTAGTTTACATGCATTTTTTGATGAAATTAATGTTACATCTTTTTGTACACAAAATACAACCGTACAAGTATCTGCAGAAGAGAGCTTTCAAGGCAATGTAAACACTACGACAGTACTTGCTACTCAAAAATATAATGATTTAAGTAATGCGTACACAAATGCCTTTTTAACACCTTTACAAACTGATTCAACAGGTTCTATATCTGGTGTGTTTAATTATAGTTCTTCCTCGTTGAATATTAATACAGGTCAAAAGTTATTTAGATTAACAAACTCATCACGCAATGATAGGGCACAAGAAATTTCTTATGCTGAGCAAATCTTTGTATCTGATGGTGTTATTCGAGAGATATCACGTGAGGTATTAAGACCACCTCCACCTCCTCCTCCTCCAGTTATTATTCATCCACAACCGGATCCAGGACCACAAACTGTAGAACCACCAACTGTAAACGTACTGTCTACATTAGAAAAAATATATGTAGGTATGCGCGGTGTTCCTCCTAATGCAGAAGAAGTGGCATATTGGAATGAAAGAGCACCCGGTATTGCTACAACAGCCTGGGGTGATGCAGACTCAAATCCTGCTCCTAACCAAGCAGCAGTATTAGCTGAATTAGCTCATGGATTTGCTGTTAATGGCATTGCTGGTAATGAGAGTGGGGCAGCTCAAGCAGCTGGTGCTGAAGTAAATAGAGACGGTCCAAAACTTTCATACTTTAACAATGAGACAACATTAACTGAATTTAATACTAAAAATATTAACTCTTTACTACAACTATAGTATAATTTTAAGGCAATAATAAATGGCAATTAATAGAATAGATCCAGTAGCACAAACATTCTTTATAAAAGAGCCTACTTTTATTTCGAAAGTAGATTTATTCTTTTCTACTAAAGATAATAGCCTTCCTATTTTTCTTCAGATAAGAAAAAATAAAGATGGGTTTCCTACTGATGTTGTTTTGCCATTTAGTCAAAAAGTAGTACAAGCTGCAGACGTTAGTACTTCTGCTGATGCAAATACAGCAACAACTATAGAATTCTCTGCACCTGTATTTTGTGATATTGGAGATTACTCTTTAACAGTTGGATCAGATTCAAAAGCATACAATGCTTATGTTTCAGAATTAAATGGTACAGATACACTTACAGGTAGAACAATATCCGAACAACCTTTAGTTGGTTCTTTATTTCTATCTGAAAATTTAAGATTATATCAACCAGATTTATTCGAAGATTTGAAGGTAACTATATATAGAGCCAAATTTTCCACTTCTGTAACAGCTAGTGTAGAACTTGATTTATCAAAAGGTCTTGGTGCATCTGGAGGTGGTCCTACCTTATCTTCAATTAGTAATTTGGAATCAGATCCATTAGAAGTTTATCCTAACATTAAAACAATGAAAGTTTATCATTTCAATCATGGTTTATTGAATGCTTCTTTTGTTAGGATCAATAATGTCGCAAATGCTAATATATTACTAGCTAATGGAGAACCTTCAATTGGTAATATTGTTGGTATGTTTGGTAATTTAATTCAGGATGTAGATTTTACTGTAAGCAATGTCAGATTTGATTCATATACAGTTAATTTACCACAAACTCCTAACATTAAAAAACCAACAAGATTTGGTGGTGAACAAGTATATATTGAAGATAATATAGGTTATTCAACTATTACACCTCAGTTATCTATATTTAAACCAGCAAATACATCTGTTAATAATCAAGTTATAACTACAACCCCAACAACTGGATCTACTTATACTATAGATTCTGCTTTTCAAGATATTCAAAATGCAGTAGAAAATAATTTTGATAATATAAAAGTTGTAGCAAGTAAAAAAAATGAATCTTATAAAACAGCAAATGCAACTACTTTTAGATATAAAGTAGTTATGAATACTGATAATGATAGAGTTTCACCAATAATTGATACACAACAACTTGGTGTAAATTTTAAACGTAATCTAGTAAATGATCCAACATATGCTGAGCTTGATGCTCATGAATTGAGAGTTTTATCAAGAGATGGTACAGCCGGTAAAGGTGGTCACAAAGCTAATATTGTAGCACTATCAAATACAACAGCTGTAATAACATTACAGAATGTAAGATCTCAAGAAAATGCAAATACATTAATTAATGGTACAATTTTAAATGTTCAATCAAATGCATCAGTTGCTGCTCTTGGAGCTGGAATATATAATAATGGTCTTTATAGAGTTATAGATGTAATAGATGGCGGTCTTAATATTAAAGTAGCTCTTGTTAATATTGCAAACTCAACTATTACAACAGATGAAGCTAATAACAATGTTTATTCAATTGTAAGTACATCTGACTTTATTGCAGAAGAAGCAGCAACAGGTGGTTCAGCATTTTCAAAATATATATCAAGGCAAGTAGATTTTATTAATCCAAGTACTGGAGTTAAGTTTTTCTTTGATGTATCTAAACCAGCTGATGCTACTGTTGATATTTTCTTAAAAACTAAATTAGCTGGTGACACTACACCAATGAATCAGGTAGAATATACTAAGGTATCAAATGTTACAATTACAAATTCTTTAGGTGGTGAATTTGTACAATTCCAACAAGAAGTAAATAACCTAGAAGAATTTAATTCTTTGGTATTTAAATTAGTACTTGAATCAACTGATGAATCACAAATACCTAAAATTAAAAACTTGAGAGCAATAGCTATACAATGATAAAAGTAAAAGATTATCCAAATTTAATTAGAGATCCTAATTCAAAAGCAATAATTAATGCTGATCAATCCGCTTATAGAGAATATAAGCAAAAAAATATCGTAAAAGATAGACTGGCTACTATGGATAATGAAATAAATACTATAAAAGAATCTGTTGATGAAATAAAAAACTTACTTAAACAACTGGTACAAAAATGACTTTTTATGCAAACATAACATTAAGAGAAGGTGGTACATTACTTGCTAATAGTGTAGGTAATGGAGTAAAAGTTGCCAATGTAGCTCTTACAAATAAACAAGTAGATAATAACTTTGCTAATATTTCAATAGAAGTTGCAAATTTATCTAACACTGTTATTAATCCAATACCTTTTGCTATTGCGTTAGGATAATCAAGGGAAAACATGGCAAACAAATTTAAATCTAAACTTCAAGCTAACATTGCTTTTTCAACTCCTGGAGGCTTTGCAAATATTGGTGCTTATTCAGTTCCAACCGGTTGTGTAGCAACTGTAATAGGAATGTCTATTGCTAATATGAATACTACTACGCAATCAACAGTAGATATTCAAGTAAATAAAGGAACTGGTCCAACTGGTAATATAAGGTTACTACAAGCTGCTCCAGTACCAATTGGTGGCGCATTAGTTGCTGTAGGTGGAGACCAAAAAGTTGTATTAGAAGTAAATCAATCAATGCAAGTCAAAGCTACTACTGGTAATGTTGATGTGATCATGTCTATCTTAGAATCAGATCAAACATAAGGATTAAAAATGGCTCTAACTAAACTAAGAGGAAATATAATTGCTACAGGAACAGTAAGCAATGCCTCTATACAGCTTAACACTATTGCAGATAATAAACTTGCTACAGCACCATTTTCAACTGGTAAAGCAATAGCAATGTCAATGGTTTTCGGGTAAAAGGAAAAAAATAAATGGCAAATCCAAATATAGTAGGCGTTACCACAATCAATGGAAACACTACTTCTGTAGCATCAGCAGTAGCTTCAAAGTCTTTAATTAATAATAAGGCTTCAAGTGGCAAAATTGTAAAAGTTAATACATTGTTAGCAACTAACAATGCAACTGCAGCCGTTGATGTTACGGTAGTACTTTACCCACAGGATGATCTTGGAGGCTTTCCAACATTCTTAGCACGTACAATAACTGTTCCACAAAATTCAACTTTAATAGTTATAGATAAAAGTTCATCTTTCTATCTATTAGAAGATAAAACTTTAGCTGGAAACTCTTCAGCAGTAGGAATTACATTTACAACAAGTTTTGACGAAATAAGTTAACCATGTCTGATCGTTATACAGGCGGTGTTCTAAGAGCTAATTCCTTTACTACGAGTAGATTTACCACTAACAGTGGTATGTTTACACTTGGTCAGCAGTTTAGTTCTATAATTAGTAATAAATGGCCTGGTGCTTTTGATATTGTAAAAACATTAATTATGGAGTCTTCAGCGTCAATTACAATACCAAGCGGTACTGATGAAATTGAAGAATATTTAATTGTAGCTGGGGGAGGTGGAGGAGGATCTAATAATGCAGGTGGTGGTGGTGCAGGTGGTTTTAGAATTGGTACAGGTCTTGCAGTTGCAGCTGGTAGTTATCCAGTGACAGTAGGTGCAGGAGGGGCTGGAGGTCCTGAAGGTGGTGATGGAACAAATGGTACTGTCGGAAATAATTCTTCTTTAGCTGGACCTTCTCCTTTTACAACAATAACATCAGCTGGTGGTGGTTATGGTGGTGAAGGTGGAGGTGGTACTGGACCTTCTTCAGGTGGTGCTGGTGGATCTGGTGGAGGCGGTGGAGGATATATTGTTAATCCTGCTGGTGGTGCTGGTAATTCACCTTCAGTATCTCCTTCACAAGGTAATGCTGGAGGAATTGGTACTGCTAATCCTATTGGTCAAGGTGGAGGTGGAGGTGGCGCTGGTGCAGCAGGAGGTAGTGCTCCATTAACAGGATTTGGTGGTGTTGGACTTTCTAATGATATAACAGGAACTGCGGTTTTTTATGCAGGAGGAGGTGGTGGAGGGGGTGCTTACACAGTTGGACCAAGAATTAATAATGGAGGTGCTGGTGGGGGAGGTGATGGTGGAGGTGCTTCACCATATGACGGTAAAAATGGTACAGACAAT